AGGCAATCAACTCGCCGATACGAATCTGGTCCGAGACATTCGAGAAAACCGGCCTCAGCCCCTTTTTATCGCCCCGGTTCGGCGTGGCTGTAACCCCGAAAACCTTGCAATCCGGATTGCGATCCAGCGCTTTGTCGATGATACGCCGATAGCTGTCGGCGGCCGCGTGATGGGCCTCGTCGATCACCAGCAGGTCAAGCGCAGGCAGATTGTCGAGATTGGCGGCGCGGGTCAGCGTCGGCACCATGGCGAATGTCACCTGACCGGCCCATGATTTTTCTTTGGCATCGACCACCGAGGTGGACAGGCCAGGATTGACGCGGGCGAACTTGCCACGGTTCTGCTCGGTCAACTCATCGCGATGCGCCAGCACGCAGGCCTTGGCATCGCTGTCACCAACCATGTCTCCGGCCACCGCCGACAACATAAAAGTTTTCCCGGCACCGGTCGGCGCGACACCGAGCGCGTTGCCGTGTTCATCGAGCGCGCGAAGGCTGCGCTCGATAAAGAGTTTCTGGCGGGGGCGGAGCAACATGGCCAGACCCTCCTATTGTGCCCAGGACGGCCGGCCGGTGGCCGACGGTGCCTGAGAGGATTGCGTGCCCTGCGAGGGTTGCGAACCCTGCGCACCCTGTGAAAGCGGAGGCTGCGCCGGTGCCATCGCACCCATGATCGCGGTGTAATCTTGTGGTCGGGCGTCACCGCGCTGCGGATTTCGTTCTTGTCATCCCCGTTGGCATCGGTGCCCACGTCGATACGGGCGACGAATTCAATCCCGTCGAGATCGGCAAAGCCGCCGATCCGGCGCGCCGCCTGCGCCTCGGGCGACATGTCCTTGTCGGAAATCCCCCGCGCGGAATTGAGGATGCCGCGCACCAGCGAGCGGCCCATGTTGCCCCAATCCGGCCCCTTGGGGCTGTAGAGCCCGATCAGCGTGAAGATTTTGCGGCGTGCATATTGGCCTTCCAGCACGGTGAATTCGCCATTGAGATAGACGGCACCGGTGGAGCCGCGTGTGGCGTATCCGCCGGTCCAGCCCTGGCCCGGGTCATCGAACCCGCCGGGGCGGATCGTCAGGCGTACCTTGGCCAGCGTGCCCTTGGGGATCAGATTGATGTTGCTTTTTGCGTCGTTGAAGTCATTCCAGGAACCCATGTCGGGACCCTCCTTTTCGTTCAGTTTGTGGTTGGGTTTTGATCGTCCGAGTTGGCCGGTTCAGGGGGTTGGGTGTAGGTCAGCCGATCGGCAGCAGGCGCGCCGGGGGTTCTGATCTTGTCCATCAGACGGCCCAGATGCGGCTCCTCGACTTGCGCGAGGCGGCCCGAGCGATCCTTGGCGGGAAAGCCCCACGGATTGATCGTCTGGCAAACGAAGGCGCGGTAGGGCACACCGTCGTCGCCAGACAATTCAGCCATGGTGATGACTTCATCAACGATGCCCGGCAGCTCGAGACCGGTTTTGGACCCGTCGATCTGGGCCGAGAACACCTTGCGATTGAAGTCGTCCAGCTTCTCGTCGAGGATGCCGACGAACCAGACATTCTTGGCCCGCATATGCTGCAAATGCGTCAGCCAGCCGATCATCTCGCGGCCGTGCAGCCCGTAGGCCCCGCGCACATCCGGCTTGCCGGTTTTTCCGAAAACGCCTCCGGCTGGCCCTTGCACCAGCCGAAACACAGCCGACCGGCCACGGTGATCGAGTCGATGAAGATGGTCTGGTATTTCTCGAGCGCGGTGGGATCGCCGAACTGCTCACAAACGGCCGCATAATGCGCCGAGCCATAGGGCTGGTCATCGCGTAAAGCCGGATTGGGCCCGCCGATGAACACCGCTAAATCCCGGCACTCCGCCCAGGTGCGCGGCCGGATGGTATCACCCTGCCAGCCCTCGATGGCGAGATCACCCGCCTCGAGATCCATGAACAGGGTGGTGGAAGGGTCGAGCGTCCAGAGCAGGGATGTTTTCCCAATCCCGGATTTCCCGAAGATGCAGCCCTTGATGCCGCGTTGCTCGGCCAAACGCTCGTCGGCGCTGATGATAGGGAGGCTCATTGCGCGTCCCCCTCATCTGACAAGGTGATTTTCAGCTTGCCGGGGTGAACCGTGCGGGCATCGCGAAACGCCTCCTGCATCGAGCTGGGCCAGGCCGCAAACTTGCGCTCGGCAACCTTGTAGCTGATGTCGATGATCTCGGCGGGGTCATCACCCGCGGCGCGGATGCGCTCGACCATGCGGGCCAGTTGCGCCTGATCCCAGGCAACGCGCTTGGGCAGGTCAGCTTTGACCGTGATTTCACCGTCTGCAAACCGAACCGTTCCGGTATCTTTTTGCGCGGTCCGGCGCAGATCTTCGGCCTGATCGGCGTATTTCAGGGCCAGCGCTCCATCGAGCCAATCGCTGGCCATCTTGGCCGAGCGCAGCGCCTTGGAGGTTTCCTGTTGCAGGCGCGCCAGTTCCGCCGCCGGCAAACCCGCGATTTCGCCCACGGGCATGTGCTTGAGCGCCTCGAGCGTGATGTGATTGGGAATATTCATGTCCATCCCCCTCACGCCATGGCCCGGGGGACGTTCGGTGTCGCCTGACGGATCTGCTCGGCCTCGAAGGCCTCCACATCCTCGAGCCGGTAAACGACCCGCCCGCCAAGCTTGATGAATTGCGGGCCTTCACCGGCCCAACGCCACCGCTCCAATGTGCGCGGTGAAATGTTCCATCGAGCCGCAAGCTCGATCTGGTTGAAATGTCTGACAGGCATGGGCCTCTCCACGAAGTTAATGGTTGCGTTTCTCCCCGACACGTTTTGGCGTCTGGAATTACCCATTAATTTCAGTGATTTGGCCGCCTCATTATATAATCAGGCTCAATTTTCTTTGTGACATGCCGCACGAAAAAGGCCCTGAAAAATCAGGGCCCGAGCGGTTCAATTGTGACATGACGCCAGTTTGTTTGTGACATCGCCCTCAAGACTCTGTGGGTGGCGGTCCCTTTTTCTTGATATCCGCGAGGGCAACTTCGCGCAGATTCGGGTTGAGCCGGTAACCTTTGCCATGGAGATTTTCGATGAAACTGTTCTCATCCAGAGGAATGCCGAGATCCGTTGCGAGCGGTTTAAGGGTGCCGCGCAAGCGTCTCAGCAATGTTCGCAAAGCTGGTTCAGATATTTTGAGTTCGCCCGCCAAATCAGGGGCAGTGATGCATTCGATCGTTTGCACGTCGCGCTTGGCCGATCGGAAATTGGCCAGCAAGTTTTCAACCAGTTTGTAACTAGCACCCTCGAGCGTCAGGCCGTTGCGAAACAGGATATGCTTGCTTCTGTCATCCACAGCAAATTCGAGAATTGGTGCTGCAAGGCGGTCCATGAAACCCTTTGCCTGCGCATCATAATCCGACGGCGGTGCCACAGTGATTTGACTACGATTCAAGCACATGCTCAAAAGGGCTCCTGTCGGCAGCCCCTCTCCACCTTGCGCAAGTTTTCCCTTATGTTGCACCAAGCCATCTTCAATGACGGCCACAACATCAAGGGAATGGCGCATATACAATTCATAAACCCGATCCTTTGCTTCATCCGCCGAAAGATCGGGAAATTCACCGAGAGCTGGTGTGATTTGTGGGTTGGTTGAAAGAAACCTGTCCTTCGTGGATGACGAAAAAGTCTGGAAAAATTTCACATAGGCAAGCGCCATGCGAACATCACGATCCTGGCTACGATCGCCCAATAGCAAGTCCAGCTTGTAGCTATCTCCGGGGTCCAAATCTTCCAAGCCTGCCGCCAAAATTGCGAACCTTCTGTCGATGCATTGCGAACAGGCACCGCAATGATGCTTCTTTTTGGTCCAGGTTCTCGGGCGGGTACAACTGTTGGTTTTTCTAAGAAGGTGCCCAAACCCATTTGCAGGAATAATTTGCGTCACCTCCTTCTTGGTAAACCACTGGTAAGGTGTTCTTATTTCAATATTCTTATCCAATATCTCCGAGAACAATTCTTCGAAACCACGAATAACCTTTGGGTGCGTCGTCCGCGTGCCCCTAGCTGTTTGGTCCCGGCATTTGATGGATCGGGTTTAGGATGAATCGATCTGGCTCAGAAGTCCAGATTTTGCAGATGTATTCGTAAGGCGTGAGGGCGCGG